CCATCACATTATGATGATATGTTTATTTCAAGAAAAGCTTTAACGCCAGTGTTCTCAAGCGTTTTATAAAGCTTGTAAAAAATATAAGGGCAAAAAAAGGGCGGATTTAAGCTAACTTGGAATGTTTTCGAGTTTTTGAGTTAGTTCTCTATCCATTTTTTCAGTTACATGAGTATATATGCGAATGGTTGTTTTTTCATCTACATGTCCTACCCTTTTCATAATTGCTTTTAAAGAAACATTCATTTCTACTAATAAAGTTATGTGTGTATGTCTAAATGTGTGCGTGGTAACTTTCTTATTCATATTTAAAGCTTTTGTAGTTTTCTTAAGCACACCGGTGATTTGATTATTACATAAAGGATTCCCTTTTTTTGTTGTGAATATGAACCCTCTGTCAACATAGCTCGAATTCCATCTTTTCAACATTTTGTTTTCCAGTATTATCTTTTTAAAAATTTCTACGGTTCTAGAATTGATGCTGATACTTCTTTTTGAACTTATAGTCTTTGTAGTGTCTTTGTATCCGAATCCTTCCTCGTATTTAATGCGGTGAATTGTACCTGTTATATTGATAGTTTTGTTTAATAAATCTATATCTTTTTCCTGCAGTGCTTGTAGTTCTCCTATGCGCATACCAGTTAAAGCCTGTACTTCTAAGATGCTGGCAATTAAAATGCGATTTCGCTTGTGTAACTTATTATCATTTAGTATATGATCACGTATCTGTAGGACTTGGTTCATTTCTAAATAGTTGTACATTTTAGATTCATCTTTTTCGATATCCTCTATTGTTTTTCTTCTTTTAGGAATTTTGACATTAGTTAACAAATATTCATTTGGATAATTGTAAAATTTAACTGCATATTTAATAGCTCCTTTCATATCTCCGAGTTGACGGGTTACTTGATTTTGAGAATAGATATCTGATAATTTATTAATAAATATCTGCATATATTTTGTATCTAGTTTGTTTAAAAGCAAGTTCTCAGAGCTGTATCGTTTAATGTTTCTAATTCTTATTTTTATATTATTAAGAGTAGTCAACTTTGAACCTGATGTTTTTATATGATATTCAAGCCATTCATCTAATAGCGCGTGAAAAGTCAAAGTTTTTAATTCGCTTGACGACTTGTTGTTCAGTTTTTCTTTTATTTTTTCTTCTAAACGAAACATTGCTTCTTTTTGAGATTGTTTTGTATTCTTGTTCAACACAACACTTACGCGCTTCCATTTATCTGTGTATGGATCTTTATACTTCTCGTAGTATCTGTATTTAGTTTCGTTATTTTTGTTTTTAAATTTTTCAATCCACATGTTTATACCTCCTGCAAGAACGTATGTTCTATAAAATATTAAAAAATAATAAGGGTAGTCGGGCTACCCGTAATTTAGTACTAGGTACTAAATGTGTTATAATAAAATAAAAAGTAGGTGATAAGATGACTCAATTTCTAGGGGCGCTTCTTCTTACAGGAGTTTTAGGTTACATACCATATAAATATCTAACAATGATAGGTTTAGTTAGTGAAAAAAACAAGGTTATCAATACTCCTGTATTATTGATTTTTTCTATTGAAACATGTTTGATATGGTTTTATAGTTTTATAATTTTTAATAATGTTGATTTAAAAAATTTGAATTTAATTCAGTTGCTTACAGGTCTAAAAGCAAATATTTTGTTTCTATTTATTTTTGTTTTAACAGTGTTTGTATTTAATCCTTTAATTGTTAAATTTATTATCTGGTTAATTAATATAACCAGAAAGTTTATGAAATTGGATTGTATAAGCTTATTAGACAAAAGAGACAAGTTGTTTAATAACAACGGTAAACCAGTATTTATAGTTATAAAAGACTTTGAAAACAGAATCATTGAAGAGGGTGAACTTAAAACCTATAATTCAGCTGGTAGCGATTTCGATTTACTAGAAGTTGAGCGACAAGATTTCAAAGTATCTGATTTAGCGTCAAACGATGAATTGTATATTAAACATACGCTTGTAGACCTTAAACAACAAATTAAATTGGATTTATATTTAATGAATGAATACTAATCTTTTTTCTTAGCTTTTTCTGATAAAGTGCTTTTTAATTTTTCGCTGGCGCCTGACTTTTCAAAACTTTTGTTTAATGGGTTACTACGAGTAGTTTCTTGTTTTTTGTTTTTATCTACCATAAAATTCTCACCACCATTCAACGTCTACACTAGTAGGCGTTTTTTGATTTTTATATTAAAGGGCTATAAAAAGCTGTTAATACTTCAATTCTTTAATCCACATATATTTAAAAGTGAGGTAGTAGGTAATAAATATAAGACTTAAAGTTAAGATTGCTTTTTTCATGTCAATTTCTCCTTTGTTTATATTTATATTAAATCACTAAATAGACGTTATTAATCACAATACAATTAATTGATTGTAAGATACTTAGTCGTATAATTCTATATACCTATTAGTAAATTCTTCTGCTGTTATTTCTCCATTTTCTTTTTGTTGTTGAAGTTTAGAAGCTTCTTTTTGAATTGCATCGTATTTTTCACGAGAATACCCATATTTTTCCATCTCTTTATAATTAGCTTCGTTTATTTGTTCTTGTTGCTGAGGTGTGACACAACCACCAACTGTGCATTGTGTACCATCAGGTTTTGTGTAACCTATAACGTCACCTGCGCCTTGTGCTTGGTACCAAGTATTACCATCTGCATCTACCATGCCGTTAACATTGTGACCATTTTTTACTCTTTGTGATATTTCGTCTTTAGTTAAAGGTCTATTGGTTTGTTGATCGTTGTTAACGTTTGTGTTGTTCTCGTTGTTTACTTGATTATTGTTATCGTTTTGATTAGCATTTTCTTTTTTCGCTTCTGCTTTTTCTTTAGTTTCTTTCTTTTTATCTTTGTTATCTTTCTTTGTTTCAGTTTTTTTGCTTTCCTCTTTCTTATCGCCGTCGTGGCTACCACAAGCGCCTAAAACTAACGCACTCGCTAATGTTAAACCTAATAATCTTTTCATTTTAATTTCTCCTTTGTTTATATTTCTTTATATTTAAAAACTCTCAATGGCTCAAATGTAATTGAGTATTCGCCGTAGTGAGTCCCAATACCATATATCTTTTTATATTGTTCTATTGCTTCTAATATGTATTCTTCACTCAATTGCAGATACTCAGACAACTCATACAAGTTACGTACACCATAATTGTAAGCTTCCACAATTTCGCGTAACGGGACTGCTGAGATAAAGCCGTGTCGCCTTGCGTAATTTTCGAACTTGCGATTGTTGAATTTCGAGTAATCGGCTATATCACCGTATGTAAGTTTATTATGTGCTAATTCTTCAAAGAGAATTCCTGCCTTTTCTCTATCTGATAAGCCACGCTTTATTAAAATTAAATCTCCTAACCATACCCCATCCAAATTATCTGGAAGCACATCAGCCTCTCTTATTTCAATATAATCATGTTGTATTAAAGTTTCTTCATATAATCCCATCTGATACATCCTTTACTTACGTTTGCTTCTTATATAATCTGCATAATCTAAAACTCTTTGCCATTCATCATCTGTCAATTCTCCTTCAAGGTGAGCTGCTCGATGTTGTACTTCGTTTTCTGTTTGTCTATTTTTTAATAGTAAATATTCTGGGGTAACTTTCAATGCATTGGCAATTTCAGCTATATCCTCCATAGGTATTTTTCTGCTACCGTTTTCATATCGGGATAAGGTAGATTTATTGACACCTATCTTAGTTGCAAAATCAGTTAAATTCACATTATTCTCTTTTCGTAGTTGTTTGATTAATTTACCTATTTCTGCTGAAGTTCTCATTTCAAATTTACCTCCGTTTTATTTATAATAGTATAATAACACTTTTCCATATAGGAAACAACTAGCATTTTAAAAGAGTAAAAAATATTTTTCGAGATTTTTGTTGACAATTAGGAAACTTGAGTTTAATATTGAGTTAACTTCAAAAAACGGAGGTGAGCAAATGTATGAGTTCAACGTCAAAAGAATGAAAGCTGAACGCATTGCTAAAGGCATTTCGATTTCTGATATGGCAAAAAAATTAGGAATGACACCAGGAACTTATTCAAAAAAAGAAAACGGACACATTAGAATTAATGTTGACGATTTAGCAAAAGTAATTGAAGTTTTAGAATTGCCACAAGATAAGTGCGGTATTTTTTTTACTTATAGAGTTTCCAAAATGTCAACAGAACAAAAACAAACATCTTAAAAGGAGGACACAATGGAACAAATCACGTTAACCAAAGAAGAGTTGAAAGAAATTATAGCGAAAGAAGTTAGAAATGCTATAAAAGGCGAGAAACCAATCAGCTCAGGTGCAATTTTCAGTAAAGTAAGAATCAATAATGACGATTTAGAAGAAATCAATAAAAAACTCAATTTCGCAAAAGATTTGTCGCTAGGAAGATTGAGGAAGCTCAATCATCCGATTCCGCTAAAAAAGTATCAGCATGGCTTCGAATCAATTCATCAAAAAGTTTATGTACAAGATGTTCATGACCATATTAGAAAATTAACATTATCAATTTTTGGAGTGACACTTAATTCAGACTTGAGTGAAAGTGAATACAACCTAGCAGCAAAAATTTATAGAGATATCAAAAACTATTATTTATATATCTATGAAAAGAGAGTTTCAGAATTAACTATCGATGATTTCGAATGAAGGAGGAACTACAAATGAAACTACTAAGAAGGCTATTCAATAAAAAACACGAAAACTTAATTGACGTGTGGCATGGAAATCAATGGTTAAAAGTGAAAGAAAGCAAATTAAAAAAATATAAAGTGGTCTCGGATAGAGAAGGTAAGAAATATCTAATTAAATAAGCGCACTTAATTAGTGCAAGTAATCAAGTGCGCTATTGCCTTACAATCCTAAATCTTTTCTGCTTTTTTCTTCTTCTTGTAATCCCAATAACACAGAAGAGTAAATGCTGAAATAGTCACGAGCAACGCTATCTTTAGCGAATGCAATTACGTCATCACCGACTTCTTGCCATTCGTTATGAATCTTATGTCTATCTAGAGCTCTAGGTAATAGCGAGATTGTAATATCGTGAGCAATTTTCTCTAAATCCATAAATTTCACCTCCTTCCACTGGGAGATAACTAAATTATATAACAAAACATCTTAAAAGGAGGAACAACAAATGTTACAAAAATTTAGAATCGCTAAAGAAAAAAGTAAATTAAAACTCAATTTACTAAAACATGCAAACAGTAATTTAGAAACAAGAAACAACCCTGAACTGTTGCGAGCAGTTGCAGAGTTGCTTAAAGAGATTAATCGATAAATTCTATGAATTCGATTTTAGCTGAAGCGATAGCTACTATTTTGTCTCCAACAAAAGTATATGAGCCATTAGTGAACAAGGAACTTTTAATTTTTTCTTTTGATATTTCAACAGTTCCGCGATGACCTGACTTTATCACTTTTTCTAAATTATCGATTTCAACAAATTTATCATTAGAAAGATATAAACAAGCTTTCATACTTATCACCTCCTTAGGTTGATAACAACATTATACACGAAAGGAGGAATAACAAATGAACATTCAAGAAGCAACTAAGATAGCTACAAAAAATCTTGTCTCTATGACACGGAAAGATTGGAAAGAAAGTCATCGAACTAAGATATTACCAACAAATGATAGTTTTTTACAATGCATCATTTCAAATAGCGATGGGACAAACCTTATCAGATATTGGCAACCTTCAGCCGATGACCTCATGGCAAATGATTGGGAAGTTATAAACCCAACTAGAGACCAGGAATTATTGAAGCAATTTTAGAAATGCTATCAATGATACTTTTTAAATTGTTTTTAAACTCATTTTCAAAGTAAACAACAGTCTTGTCTGAAATTGTTACATGATAAATAGTGTTACTAGCATACACGCCGTTTAGGAACCCAGAGTTTTTAAGTTTATTTAAATCGTATTTTACATCTTCGAAATGTAGTTTTTGAAAATACTTTGTATGTATATCTTTAGCACTTCCAAAATTATTGCAGGTTAATTTAACCGAACCTAACTTTACACATTCTAAATAATCTTTGTAGAGTACGTACAAGATATATTGTTGGTCTTTAGTAAGTGTATCAAATTCATCAGATATCAAGGGCATGTTATCACCTCCTTAGGTTGATAACAACATTATACACGAAAGGAGCATAAACAAATGAACACAAGATCAGAAGGATTGCGTATAGGCGTCCCACAAGTTTCTAGCAAAGCTGATGCTTCTTCATCCTATTTAACGGAAAAGGAACGTAACTTAGGAGCGGAAATATTAGAGCTTATTAAAAAAAGTGATTACAGCTACTTAGAAATAAACAAAGTTTTCTATGCATTAGATAGAGAACTTCAATACAGGGCGAATAATAACAAACTTTAACATTTATCTAAAGGAGTGATAGAGATGCCAAAAATCATAATACCACCAACACCAGAAAACACATATCGAGGCGAAGAAAAATTTGTGAAAAAGTTATACGCAACACCTACACAAATCCATCAATTGTTTGGAGTATGTAGAAGTACAGTATACAACTGGTTGAAATATTACCGTGAAGATAATTTAGGTGTAGAAAATTTATACATTGATTATTCAGCAACGGGAACATTGATTAATATTTCTAAATTAGAAGAGTATTTGATCAGAAAGCATAAAAAATGGTATTAGGAGGATTATCAAATGAGCGACACATATAAAAGCTACCTATTAGCAGTGTTGTGCTTCACGGTCTTAGCGATTGTACTCATGCCGTTTCTATACTTCACTACAGCATGGTCAATTGCGGGATTCGCAAGTATCGCAACATTCATATTTTATAAGGAATACTTTTATGACAACAAGGGGGAATGAAAAGATGTCAGATAAAGACTTGATGGAAGAAGTTGACAAGAGAAGGAAAGAAAAAGATTTAACGGTGAGAGAAATAGGATATTTGCTAGGTTTCTCTGATACTTATTTTATTAAGTTAAGAAATGGTTCAAGAAGAATTACTGATCGGAAGAGAGATAGAATTAATCGTTATTTAAACGGTGAATACGACAATGTAAAAATTCCTAAATATTCAAGAGATTCTGAACAAGTAGCATATGACAAGGGATATAAACAAGCTTTAAAAGATTTAGAAGAATTTGTAAATAATAAAAAAACTGCTACTTGCGACAACAAGTAACAGTGACAAACACTTAAGAAAAAATTCATGTTCAATATAAAACGAAATACGGAGGATGTCAACTATGACTAAAAAATATAAAGACATGACGCAGGAAGAAATAAAAGACTTATTATCTGAAAAAACCGCAGAATTATATGAATTAGCGAAAGAAATTAAGGGAGAAAGTAAATTTGATATTTTGCTTTTCTCATCAATAGGAGTTATCGACGGAGATTATTTAGCAGGTTCAAGTTCTGTGATTGGTCATACTTTCGATCTTGCTTCCTTATTGGATAGCACTAAGAGTTATAAAGACATTGTCAATGTTCTCCAAATGTGTAAATCACAAAAATTTCACGGTATTGATGATAACAAGGAGGGCTAAAACAATGTATTACAAATTTGGTGAGATAAAAAATAAAATTATCAGCTTTAACGGGTTTGAATTTAAAGTGTCTGCGATGAAAAAACATGACGGTATCAGTATACAAATCAAGGATATGAATAATATTCCACTTAAATCATTTCATGTTGTAGATTTAAGCGAACTATATTTTGCGACGGATGCAATGCGTGACGTTATAAACGAATGGATTGAAGAGAACACAGATGAACAGGACAGACTAATTAACTTAGTCATGAAATGGTAGGAGGTATGAAAAGTGAATGATTTACAAGAGAGAGAATTAGAAACATTCGAACAAGACGACCGATTCAAAGTAACTGATCTAGACAGTGCTAACTGGGTTTTTAAGAAACTGGATGCAATCACAACTAAAGAGAATGAAATCAACGATTTAGCAAATAAAGAAATTGAACGCATAAACGAATGGAAAGATAAAGAAGTAGAAAAATTACAGAGTGGCAAAGAATATTTACAAAGCCTTGTAATTGAATATTACAGAATACAAAAAGAACAAGATAGCAAATTCAAGTTGAATACACCTTACGGAAAAGTGACAGCCAGAAAAGGTTCAAAAGTCATTCAAGTTAGCAATGAGCAAGAAGTCATTAAACAACTTGAGCAACGAGGTTTTGACAACTATGTAAAAGTAACTAAAAAACTTAGCCAATCAGACATTAAGAAAGATTTCAATGTAACTGAAAACGGCACATTGATTGACGCAAACGGCGAAGTTTTAGAGGGTGCTAGCATTGTGGAGAAACCAACGTCATACACGGTAAAGGTGGGAGAATAGATGACTGAAAAAACTAATCAAGATGTCGATATTTTAACGCAACTAGGTGTAAAAGACATCAGCAAACAAAATGCAAACAAGTTTTATAAATTTGCGATATACGGCAAGTTCGGTACTGGTAAAACTACGTTTTTAACAAAAGATAACAATGCCTTAGTACTAGATATAAATGAGGACGGAACAACGGTAACAGAAGATGGGGCAGTTGTGCAGATTAAGAATTATAAGCATTTTAGTGCAGTGATTAAAATGCTGCCTAAAATTATTGAACAACTAAGAGAAAACGGAAAACAAATTGATGTTGTAGTGATTGAAACAATCCAAAAGTTACGTGATATCACTATGGACGACATCATGGACGGTAAATCAAAGAAACCGACATTTAATGATTGGGGCGAGTGTGCTACACGCATTGTAAGTATTTATCGTTATATTTCTAAATTACAAGAACATTATCAATTTCATCTTGCTATAAGCGGACACGAGGGCATTAACAAAGACAAAGATGATGAGGGAAGTACTATCAATCCAACAATCACGATAGAGGCACAAGACCAAATAAAAAAAGCAGTCATCAGTCAATCTGACGTGTTAGCAAGAATGACAATAGAAGAACATGAGCAAGACGGCGAAAAAACTTATCAATATGTACTTAACGCTGAACCATCAAATTTATTCGAGACAAAGATAAGACACTCAAGCAACATCAAAATTAACAACAAACGTTTCATTAATCCAAGTATTAACGATGTTGTACAAGCAATTAGAAATGGTAATTAAAAATTAATTAAAAGGACGGTATAAAAATTATGAAAATCACTGGTAGAACACAATACATTCAAGAAACTAATCAAGAGGCATTCATGAAAGGTGGGGACTTTTTAGGAGCTGGAGAATTTACAGTAAAAGTTGCAAATGTCGAGTTTAACGACAGAGAAAACAGATACTTCACGATTGTTTTTGAAAACAACGAAGGTAAACAATACAAACACAACCAATTCGTCCCACCATTCCAACAAGATTATCAAGAAAAACAATATATCGAGTTACTTAGTAGATTAGGAATTAAATTGAACTTACCAGATTTAACTTTTGACACAGATCAATTAATTAACAAAATCGGAACTATTGTACTTAAAAATAAATTTAACGAGGAACAAGGCAAGTATTTTGTAAGACTCTCATATGTAAAAGTTTGGAATAAAGACGATGAAGTAGTTAATAAACCAGAACCTAAAACTGATGAGATGAAACAAAAAGAACAGCAAGCAAATGGTAAACAGACACCTATGAGTCAACAATCAAACCCATTCGCTAATGCTAATGGTCCAATAGAAATCAATGATGATGATTTACCGTTCTAGGACGTGGTTTAAATGCAATACATTACAAGATACCAGAAAGACAATGACGGTACTTATTCCGTCGTTGCTACTGGTGTTGAACTTGAACAAAGTCACATTGATTTACTAGAAAACGGATATCCGCTAAAAGCAGAAGTAGAGGTTCCGGA